CTTTCTTCATGACAGTAACGCCATGCAAGCCGTTGGTGCTTTCCCAGACGGATTGGTATGCCGGGTTAGCCAGCCATAGTTTGGAGTAGTCCATTTTGTAGGACAGGACGCCATCGCGATGCTCGTATTTCTGCGAGCATGGCTTGGCCGGGCGGAAGTCGTAAACAATCAGGTGTCCGCCATCCCACAGCACGCGATCACCCTCAGCGACAATCTTGAACAAATCCTCCCGGTCGCAGAGGTAGAGGCAGAAACCGTAGATCACCACTCCTTGGCTGTTATCTGCGAAGTAGGAAAGATCGGTAGCTGTGCCGGGGTGTATCCAGCCTTTATTGCTGGGGCATGGATCGATACCATCAATCTCGCTCCCCCATCGGTCCTGGATCAGTTCCAGACGCCAGCCATTGGAGCAGCCGACCTCCAGTACTCTGGACGGCATCATATCCATCGCCGCCATGGCTGCCATCACCGGGTCACGGTCGGGCGGTAGCTTTGCTTCATTGCGCTCCAGCCACGCCTTACCTTCCCCCTCCAGGAATACGTCCGCCTGCCTCATTTTGCCTCCAGCACGAACAGCATGTTGGGAGAGAAGTTGTAGTTGCCCAAGGCGGGGAACCCTGCGGCGATCTGATTGATCGGATGGTCGTATACCGGCTCTCCACCACCTAGCTTGGCTATCGCGGCATAAACCACCCGGGAGATGATGTAATAGAGATTGCCGATATTCTCTGCGAATTTGATGTGGAAGTGCTCCTCAGCGAAGGCATAGAACTCCTCAGCCTCCAGGTAACGGTTGTGCCAGCGCACATCGATCTCATGCAGGTCGAAAGAAGCCCGCAGCGCATTCAGGTTCTTCAGCCCATCCATGAAGTTTTCCACAAGGATGATGCGTCCACCGGGCTTGAGGCTATCCTTCAGGTTCAGTAGCGCCTTCTGTTGCTCCTCCCAGGTCTTGAGGTTTATCAGGCAGCGTTCGGATACGATGCAATCAAAAGGATCGATGTTGACGCGGCGAACATCGCCAACGATGAAATTCACTTGCTTCTCCGTATCGGCAGCCACAGCCTGCTGGATCATCTTCTCGGAAAAGTCGAGGCCAGTGAAATCCCAATCCGGGTTGGCTTCCTTAAACTGGAGGGTGGAGTAACCATTGCCACAACCTACATCCAGCACGTTCGGCCCGCGCAGATGCCCTTTAATCTTCTCAATCTCCAGGATGCGGTAATAGTGGTCGGGTGCGGTGGCCACATCACTGGTGCCATGCTTCTCCGCCTGATCGTCCCAGAAGGTTTTGCCGATCTCGTCTTTCACCGGATGGCCCCCATTAGGACCAAATCCATTGGTTTCTCGTTCCATAAAAAGTGTCCTTTCACTCTGCCTTCTTCGACCATAAAGCAGGATTTGCAGGTCCCGATCATGGGGTGGTTGGCCGCCATCATCCCGGCTTCGATCTTCCTGATGCCGTTGCTAAACAGATAATCCATGACCTTTCGCCAAGCCTCAGAGCCATAGCGCTGGCCCCAATATTCATCCCCGATCAGGATGCCCATGTTTGCCCTCTCGTTGCGCCAGTCCCAAGCAGCATTGATGGTGCCGATGATGCCGGAGCCTGCGCCCCGATCCAGGAAGATGGCCCAATATGGCCGGGTATTTTCGATGTAATCCTTCTGCGTTTTCCAGGTGTGGCGGATGTGTCGTGCTTCGGAATATTTGACGATCTCCGGGGTATTCAGCCAGCCAACGAGTTTTTGTAAGTCTCCTGGCTGCCACTCCAGCTTGGAGGCAGGGATCAAAGCCAACCGCTCCGAGAAGAGGGTTTTACTCCACAGATCGGGTTGCATTAGTTGCTCGGTGGTTTTGGTCGCGGAAGCTGCTCTTTCAGGTGGCGGACGATCTCGAACAGCATTTCCGCCATCATCAGCAGGGCAAAGGCATCGGTGCTGTAGCCGCCCAACTGACGCCGCTTGGCGATCTCATCCACCAGCTTTACCTCCAAAGCGTCGAGGTCTTCACGTTTCATCTGTGTTCTCCCGTTGGTTGACCCTAGGCCGATGTTGGGCTGCGCCGCAACTGCTGAAGTTGATTTCCACAGGAAAAGTTGTGAAGCTCCCGCATGAATTACACGCAGAGCGCCATCCTGACGCGGGCGTACTCCCGCTTGTCCAAGCTGAAGGAGTGCCAGCGCTACGAAGAAAGCCTGATGGACTTTGCGGAATACGTCTGGCCGGTCGTCGAACCGGCCATTCCTTTTATTAAGGGCTGGGCTATCGAGGCGGTATGCGATCACCTTCAGGCGGTGTCTGAGGGGCACATCAAGCGCCTGCTCATCAACGTCCCACCGGGCTTCACCAAATCGCTGATGACCGACGTTTTCTGGCCTGCCTGGGAATGGGGTCCTCGGGACATGCCGCATTTGCGCTATGTCTGCGCTTCCTACTCTAACCACCTGACAGAGCGTGATAATATGCGCTGTAGAAACGTGGTCCTAAGCCAGAGCTATAAGCGCCTCTGGGGTGACCGCTTTAGGATTTCCAATGAGCAATTCACCAAGGTTAAGTTCGCTAACGATCATACCGGATGGAAGCTCGCTACCTCAGTCGGGGGCATCGGTGTCGGTGAGCGCGGTGACCGGTTCATCATCGACGACGCCAATAACACGATGGATATGGAATCCTCAGCCATCCGCGACAACACCAATATGTGGTTCACGGAGGTGGTGCCAGATCGCCTTAACAGCCAACGAGATTCTGCTATCGTCGTTATCCAGCAGCGGCTTCACGAAGAGGATGTCTCCGGTACGGCTATCAGCCGAGACATGGGATATACCCACCTGATGATCCCAATGGAGTATGACGCCGCCCGCCGCTGCGTCACCGTCCTGGGAATAGATGAGCTAGGTGAAGAGGTTACATGGGAGGACCCAAGGCATGAAGAGGGCGCATTGGCATGGCCTGAGAGGTTTCCACAATCCTCGGTTGAGCAGCTGCGGAATGACAAGGGGCCTTATGCTTATGCTGGTCAGTACCAGCAATCCCCGGAGCCTCGGGGTGGGGCCATTATCAAGCGTGACTTCTGGCAACTTTGGCAAGAACCCCGTTACCCCAACTTCGACTACCTCCTGGCCTCATTGGACAGCGCCTATACTGAGAAAGAGGAAAATGATCCTTCAGCGCTGACGATCTGGGGCGTTTTCCACGACGCCAACGACATGGTTAAGGTCATGTTGATCTGGGCCTTGCAGGAGAGAATTGAATTTAATGAGTTAATTCAGAAGGTTATAGACATTTGCAGCATCTCGCAGAAGCCCAAGGAGCACCCGCAATTTCCTGTGGATAAGTTATTGATCGAGGCAAAATCCTCTGGACTGTCGGTGGGGCAGGAAATGTACCGGTTGATGGGGCAGAATACTCGCTTCGGCATCGAGCTGATCGATCCGAAGAAGTATGGGGATAAGGTGGCCCGGCTTCAGTCTGTCCAGCACATCTTCTCTTCCGGCATGGTCTATGCCCCGGACCGCAGCTTTGCCGATTTGGTCATTAACCAATGTGCCGTGTTTCCTAAGGCCAAGCATGACGATCTGGTGGATACCACCTCTCAAGCCATTCGCTATCTGCGGGACATGGGCTTCCTCCAACGGCAAGAGGAGCAGATGATGGCTTTGGACGACGAAATGCAGTATCGTGGCCGATTAAAGCCGCTATATCAGGTGTAATCCGCAATGCCGCCACGCTCTCAAAGCCGCGCTCTGCCGGATATTATGCCTGAGATATCCATTAACCGTGGGGAAAGCCCCTTTGAGGTGAAGCCAGCCAATGATGGCGGAAAGGTGTCCTTCGACGACGGGATGATGCGGATCGAGAATGAGGATGGTTCGGTCACCATCGACTTCAACCCAGATAAGGCCAAGTCTACCGGGGAACAAAACGAGAACGAGTTCTACGCCAATCTGGCTGATGACATCGACGATGAGAAGCTGGATTCCATTGCCACCGACCTTTTAGAGGGTATCCGGCGGGATGAGGATTCCCGCAAGGATTGGCTCAATACCAGGGCAAGAGGTATTGGGTTACTGGGGCTGAAGCTGAAAGAGCCCCGCGCTACCCCTGCCGACAGCGGTTCTGGCGAGGGGATGTCAAGCATTGACCACCCGCTGATCCTCGAAGCCACCATCAATTTCCAAGCCACGGCGAGGGCCGAACTCCTGCCTGCCGCTGGGCCGGTGAAAGTGCGGAATGATAGCCCACCGGACCCAAGTGTGCCGCTTCAGCAGACCAGCGCGGTGGAAGAATTAAAGCGCAGCCTGTCCCACAATGATACAACGGCACAGGCATTGGAGACCGATCTCAACCACTATCTCACTGTAACTGCTACAGAATATGTCCCGGATACCGACCGGATGCTGTTTTATGTCGGCTTCGGGGGCGATGGGTTCAAGAAGGTCTACAACTGCCCATTGCGGCGCAGGCCGGTGTCGGAGAGCGTAGATGCTGAGGACCTGATTATCTCCAATGCCGCCACGGATATGAAGAACTGCGGCAGGATCACCCACCACATTCGAATGCGGAAATCCGTGCTGAAGCGGATGCAGATACTCGGGGCCTACCGGGATGTCGATCTGTCCGATCCTGCTATGCCGGTGCAGACCGAGGTAGATAAGAAAAAGGAGGCTTTGGTTGGGATCAAAGAGGTGCAGCTACGCCCGGAGGACCGGGATTTTGATCTCTATGAGACCTATTGCGAGTTGGACCTGGATGAGTTTGCTCCGGAAGAATTTAAGGGCAAGGGCCTGCCGCTGCCGTATCGCGTCACCATTGAGAAGACCAGCCAGAAGATTTTAGACCTGCGGCGCAACTGGAACGAAGAAGACGACCAATGTATGCCGAAGCAGTTCTTCGTGCAGTTTCCATTCGTGCGCGGGCTGGGCTTCTACGGCCTCGGCTTTATCCATCTGTTGGGGAATATCACCCTGGCACTCACCGCAACATGGCGGGAAACCATCGATGCCGGGATGTATTCCACCTTCCCCGGCTTCATCTACAATAAGCAGCTGGGCCGCCAACTGACCAACCAGTTCCGGGTTCCTCCCGGTGGTGGCGTACCCCTGGAGTTGGGACCCAATGGCCGTATCCAAGATTCGGTTATGCCGATCCCGTACAAAGAGCCGGGTGGTAATTTCACCGCCTTCATTACGCATGTGGAGGAAGTGGGCCGACGACTGGCCTCAACTGCCAGCGTTCAGGTCGGGGAAGGCAAGCAGGATGCCCCGGTCGGCACCACGCTGGCGCTGATCGAGCAGGCCACCAAGGTATTGGATTCGGCACATAAGCGGCTTCATGCCTCGCAAGCCGAGGAATTTGCCCTGCTGAAGGAGCGCTTTAAGGAAGACCCGGAGGCGTTCTGGCGCTTCAACGACAACCCCACCATGCCGTGGGAAAAGGATCAGTTCGTTAAGGCATTGAACAACTGCAAGCTGGTTCCGGTGGCTGACCCGAACAACCCGACCAGCCTGCATCGCATTGCCAAGGCAGCGGCGATCAAGGAATTGCAGAAGGAATCCCCCGAGCTTTACGACAAGATGGCGGTGGATATTCGGATAATGAATATCATCGGCATCGATCCACAGGGCCTATTCAGGCCTCAGGAAGCACCGCCGCCGCCTGATCCGCGCTTTGAGGCGATCAAGGAGAAGGCCATTGCTGCCAAGCAGCAGGCAGAGATACAGCTGAGCGACAGTCAGGTAAGGGCAGAAACCACCCGGATGCAGATTGCTGGCCGCGAGGAAGATCGCAAGTCCCGCGAGCGCATCGAGGGGGTCAAGCTTCAGCTGGAAAAACTCAAACTATATCAAGCAGGCGTCATTCATGATAAAACAGCCATTGCTGAGCAGGCTGGGCGCGAGGCTGAGTTGCGGGCTGAACTGATTAAGGCCCAGGTCGAGCATCACCGGAATGCCGCGCAGATATTGGCAGACCTGCGGGTTGAGCAGGTAAAACAGCGTACTAATTTGGTTTCCGACCACATTAAGCAGCAGCGGGAATTGGCAGCGAAGAAGGCGATGCAGGACGACCAGCTTCAGCACGAAAAGGAAGTCACGCAGAACCAGCTGGCTCATGAAAAGGAAGTTACCCATATCAAGACAGCGGCAGAAATCCAGAAGGCCAAGCTGAAACCCAAGCCTAAGCCGAAAGGTAAGTCATGACCAAGTATCAAAATTCCAGCGCATGGGGTAAATCCACCGCTGCCAAGCGCTACGCCTTCGGTGGTGCCCCGAGTGCCTTTGGCGCTCCCACCGGCATGGCCCCCGCACCATCGCAACAGTTGGGCGCTCCCGACAGCATCGGCTCACCCATGGCCCGTTATGGTGCGCCAGCCCAACTTGGTGCTCCTGCCCAGCTTGGAGCCCCTGTTGGTATAGGCACAGCCTTCAACCCCACCGGGGCTCCCTCTCAGCTTGGTGCTCCTGATTCCATCTCCAGTGGCCCCATCATGGCTGACCGGGGCGTTGCTTCTGGTGTCGGCAATGGTCCAGCGACGGGCATGGCGCGTGGGGCTCCAGACTGGTCACAGCAGCAAATGCATCGCCGTCAAGCCCGCCGTGCCGAGCGTTTGGCTCAGCGCCAAGCCGGTTACGGTGAGGATGGTGGAAGAGATTATGGCCTTGGTGCGCCTGACTATAAGCGTGGTGGCGCTCCGAAGAAGAAGGGCAAGTAACATGGAAAAGAAAGAAACCCTGCCGCAGCCTACCGACCAGCAGAAGCCGCAGGACCCGGAGGATAAGCACGGCCCGAAATACGATAACGACACCGAGAAGAACTGGCTGCTTGGTTACGGCGATAAACCAGGATTCGACCGCCACAAGGCTGGGAGATAATCGTGGCTAAGGTCGCCAAAAAGGGTGCTGGCGGGCTTGTTGAAAGCTTGGCCAAGAAAGCTGTGCGCGGCTATCTGAAGGAATCGTCCGAAGGCAAGGCCGTAACCAAGGTTCCTACTTCAAAGTTCGACCGCCTCAGAGCGCAGGAGGAGCGAGCTTATGGAAAGAGCCAGGGGCTCACCGATGAGGAGCAGGCGGTAGACCGCCCCGAGGATTTTGGCGACTACGACCGCAAGGCCCACGGCCTCAGCCTTGAAGAGACGGAAGCCTTGGATGACAAAAACCGCAAAAGAGAACTCCTCCAGAAGAACAGGGATACGCAGAACGTAACGCAGATTCGCGGCGAGCCCTCCAACCTCAACAAGTCGCTTAAGGAACAGGGCTATAAGGGCTATGGGGAGACCCCCACCACGGCTGGTCCTAGGGATAAGCCACCACCGGAGGCTGAGTTTCCTGAAGTCTATGTGCCCGGAAAGAAATGGAAGGG